CTGTCGAACGCACTGCGGTACTTCAACATCGTGGCGGTCATGGACGTGGACGAGCGGCACCGCGTGATGGAGTGCAGCTGCATCGAAGGCATGGCGACAGGCTGATGCCGCGCTACCAGACATCGACAGGCTACCCGGGGCGCACCGAAGTCCGCGTGGCGGGACTGCGCGAGCTGGGCATCGCGCTCAAGGAGCTGCCGAAGCGTGTCGCCGCCCGGATGCTGGCGTTCCCGGTCTTGCAGGCTGCGCAGATCGTCCGCGACGAGGCGCGCGCCATTGCGCCCGTGTATCACGGCGACGTGGCCGATGGGCACCCGCCGCCGGGCACGCTCAAGAAGTCGATCATCGTGAAGCGCGTCTACATCGGCCCGGACGCGGCGCAGTACATCGTGGCCGTGCGCCACGGCAAGCGGTATCAGAGCGTCGGCAAGAAGCACCGCAACCTCGACGCCTTCTACTGGACGTGGGTCGAGTTCGGCAGCATCCACAACCAACGCCACTCGTTCCTGCGCCCGGCGTTCGAGTCCAAGAAGAACACGGCACTGAACGTCATCACCATCGGCCTCGCGAACGGCATCGAGCAGATCGCGAAGGAAGTCTCGTGGGGTACGCCGCGATGACGGCGACCACCGAACTGACGTTCCCCAATGCGATCTACGCCGCACTGTCGCCCACGCTCGGCAACAAGATCTACCCGAACGTCGCGCCGGACGGCACCGTGCCGCCCTACGCGGTCTATGGTGGCGTCGGCACCGCGCCCGAGCTCACGCTGGCCGATGGCATCCCCATCGACAACGAGCGCATTCAGATCGACGTGTGGGGCATGACCTACCTTCAGGCGCGTACCATCGCCGGCACGATCAAGGCGGCTCTGCTCGCCACGCCATACCCCATCGGTGTCATCCTCAAGACCGAGACCGATGGCTACGAGCCCGATGTCAAACTGCACCGGGTGATTCAGGAGTACAGTTTCTGGAACCCACGCTAAGGAGTAACCGGACATGACATCGACGGCAATTCTGTCGCAGCTTTCCACTTTCTCGATCAGCAGCACGGCGGGCGGTGCCAAGACCCTCACGGCGGTCAGTATCGGAAACCCTGCGATACTCACATCGACGGCGCACGGTCTGGCGAACGGCGACGTCGTTGCTATCGCCGGCATCACCGGCACTGTAGGAACGTCGCTGCTCAACGGCAACAGCTACGTCGTCCGCCGCGTGACCACCAACACGTTCTCAATCGACGTGGACACGACCGGCCTCGTCTACACCAGTGGCGGCACCGCCACGCCGAATGCGTGGACGCCGATCTCCAACATCAAGTCGTTTACGGCATTCGACGGCAGCGCGGCGAACATCGAGGTCAGCAACCTTCAGTCTGTCGCGAAGGAGTACCTGATCGGCCTCAAGGATCTCGGCACCTTCGCGCTGGAACTGGACCTCGATTCCACGGACGCGGGCCAGCAGGCGCTTCTCGCAGCGCAGTCGTCGCAGGCCAAAAAGCAGTTTAAGCTCGTGCTGCCGAACGCCGCGACGGCCACCTTCTACGGGTTCGCCAAGAAGGTGAGTGCGGCTGGCGGCGTCGACCAGAGCATGAAGCGTTCCGTCGAGGTGCTGATCACTGGCGACGTGACTTGGGCCTGATCGGATTCTAGGTAACGGGGCGGCGGCCCCGGGAGACGACGATGAGACTGCTGACGATCCAAGAGATCATGGCGGCGGACGACCTCAAGACCGAGGACGTGCCGACGCCGGAGTGGGCACCACGGGACGCGACGGCAGCGGAGGCCGCAGAATGCGGCGTGCGCGTAAGGACGCTCACCGGCATCGAGCGCGACAGGTTCAACGCCTCGCTGGTCGCGACGAAGAACGGCAAGCGGGAGATGGACACCGAGAACATCATGGCGAAGCTCGTCGCCGCGTGCATGGTCGGCCCCGATGGTCGCAAGACCACCGAGGCCGAGGCGAAGTTCCTCGGCGGCAAGAGTTCGCTGGCACTTCAACGGGTGTTCGATGCGTGCCAGCGGTTGAACGGCATGGGCGGCGCTGCCGTTGAGACCTTGCAGGGAAACTCCGACGCCAGCCCGAGCGAGTCTTCGCCTTCGATCTCTGCGTCGCCCTTGGCGTAGAGCACCCGGACATCCTGCTCGGGCGGCTGACGTCCGAGCAGTTTGCCGAGTGGATTGCGTATGCGCGGATGCGGGGCACGCCGCAGTCGCGGTCGGAGTTCATGGCGGGGCAGATATGCGCGGTGCTGGCGAACATTCATCGGAACGAGAAGGCGGTCCCAAGTACTTTCACGCCATACGACTTCATGCCGGTGCGAGAGCATGAGGAAGCCCCGGCGCAGGAGGCAGCGCCGGCAACGCCGGCAGACGACGTAGACTTGGCGGAGATCACCCGGCAACTGGAACGAATGCTCGGGAAGGGACGGCAGGAGTAAGCGATGTCAACGACGACCCTCGGTAGCCTTGTCGTCTCGCTCCGCGCCGACATGGCGACCTTCCAGAGTGATCTCGGCAAAGCGGTCACGATGGCCGAGGCGTCGATGAACCGGATCAAGCACATGGCGGAAATCGCCGGTGGTGCGTTCGGTGTTCTAGCCGGTGCGATGACTGCAATCGGCGCGGTTGAGTTGGCGAAGTCGATTGTCGAATCGACTGCTGCACTGTCGGAGATGAGCAAGCGGACCGGGCTCAGTGTCGAGGCGCTATCCGCAATGGATATCGTCGCCGCAAAGTCGGGCGTGACGCTCGATGAAGTCGCTACGAGCTTCGACAAGATGCAGAAGACCGCCGCGATGGCGGTCGGCGGCAACACGAAGGCCCTGCAAGTTTTCAAGTCCCTCGGTCTTGGCGCGAAAGACCTTGCCGACGGTCTGCGCGAGCCCGACAAGCTCCTACTCACGGTCGCTCAGAAGTTCGCCGGCTTCACCAACGACGGCAACAAGACCGCACTGATGATGCAGGTTCTGGGGCGGTCCGGTGATCGCACCTCGGAGTTCATGTCGCGCCTCGCAGACGAGGGTTACGCGCAGGCGAACGTCAGTACCGAACAGGCCGAGCGAGCGCACGCGCTGACCGACCAGCTTGCGGCGCTCGACGTGCAGATCAAGGCGGTGCTCCGCGACTTCATGATCGACACAGGCATCCCGTGGTTCGAAAAGGTAGCGATGGCGTGTGTCACGCTCGCCTACGACTTCGACGTGATGTGGACGAACATCAAGGGAAACTGGAAGATCGCGCTCGCGGAGATGGGGTTCGAAGCCGGCAAGCTACTCACGTCGCTCGGCAACAATCTTCAGCGCGTCGCGCCATACATGGGGCCGCTAGGTTTTGGACTCGGGCTCGCCGGCAAGGCCCTGTCTGCTGCCGACTACGGCATGAACAATCCAGACAAGCTCCGCGCTGACCTCGATAAGAAGCGGAAGCAACAGGACGCCGACTACGCCGCGAAGATCGCTTCGATGTGGGGCGTGACGAACCCGGGCGTTGAGCTTGCGGCGCACACCAAGACCGCTCCGAATGCCGGCGGCAAGGATCGCATTGGCGAACTCACGAAGGAGATGAGCGAGCGCGTCCGCATCTATGAGGACGCGGCGAAGCGCATCCAGCAGATCGAGAAGCTTGAGACCGAGCAGGCCGATGAGGAGTACGCGAACGGGCTCACCAGCATGGCTGAGTGGTCCGAAAAGCGGAATGCGATCCTCGACAGTTCGTTCGCCGCAGAGATCGCCCTCTACCAGCTTGAGATCGCGACACTCAAGCAATACCTGCCGATGCTCGACGCCGCCGGCAAGGGTGAGGCGGCGCGTGCCGCGATCCAGAAGGCCGCCGACGCCATAGCCACCGCTAACGTCAAGCACGAGCAGGACCGCCTCGCGCTGCTGAAACAGGTTCAGGCGACGAGTGCGGCCTACGCCAAGACGCTGCTCGACCTCAGCAAGACCTACGCCACGCTGACCGGCGACAAGGTGACGGCCGCCACACTAGCCTTCCAAGAGCAATACAAGTCACTCCTTGAGCTCAAGGAGGCTGGCAAGCTCGCGGCCGACGATCTCAAGAAACTGAACGCGGTCATGGAGGATATGCGGCTGCGCGCCGCGAAGGATCCGCTGTCGGGAATGAAGCGCGCCATCATCGACTATGGGCAGACGATCAGTGACGTGGCATCCAAGACCGAGGAGATGACGAAGAACCTGTTTACCGGGATGGAAGACGCACTGGTGGAGTTCGCACGCACCGGCAAGCTGAATTTCAAGTCGATGATTGACTCCTTCATCGCTGACCTGATTCGGCTCCAAATCCAAAAGCAGATCGAGACGCCGATTCTAAACATGATCGGCTCGATGTTCGGTGCCGGAGGCGGTGCGAACAGCGGACTGGACAGCGGCCCGGGGGCCGGCGGCACGATGGACACTATGCCGGGCGAAGCGACCGGCGGCCCGGTGACGGCCGGCATGACCTACCGTGTCGGTGAGATGGGGCCGGAGACGTTCACCGCCCCGGCGAACGGGCGCATCATTCCCTTCGGCGGTGGCAGCAGCGGTACCCAAATGGTCTACTCGCCGGTCATCAACGTCGACTCGCGTGCGGACCGCGCACAGGTGCAGGCCGACATGGCTCAGATCACCCGCGAGGGGAATCGGCAAATGCTCGCGATGCTCCTTCGCTATAACCCGTATCTGAGGACGTGACGATGGCCTTTGACGCATTCGTGATCCCGCCGGTCGTCCCGAACTCCTGCCAATGGATGCTTCACGATTACACCGGGGCGCAGGAATCGGTCCTGTCTGGCGCGATCCGAACCGCGTCGCGAGGGCAGCGGTGGGGATGCCGACTGAGCTACCACGACCTCAAGGGAGTGGACCGCGCTCTGATGAGCACGTTTGTCGCGCAGATTCGCGGCAAGGCGAACCGCGTATGGCTGCGCGACTACAGCTACATCCCGCAAGGGTCGTTTTCCGCTCCCGAGCTTTACACGAACGCCGATTTCAGTAACGGCTCGACAGGCTGGACCGTAGATCAGGGCACGCTCATTGGTCGCAAGGGGCTCGGGCGCGTCATCTGCACGACGGCGGGAATTGGGAACACAGAAATCTATCAAGCGGTCGCGCTTCAGACCTACGTGCCGCACATGCTGCGCTCGCTCATTGTTGACGGGCAGGGAACCGCCGGCATTTCGTATGGCAGAGCAATCACAGGCGTCCCCGTGCAAGTCTCGGACTACTCGACAGCGCGTGGCCTTGGCACCATCGTCGGCATCCCGTACATCAGCGGTTATCCTCAGTGCGCCTACGTCCTCGGTGCCACAAGCGGCTTCACCGCAGGCGCGCACGTCAACATCCACTACGCGTCGATGCAGCGGTGCGCTCAGGTCGATAACGCACCGAACATGATCGCGACGACCACCGGCAACCTCGCAGGCGCGTCGGGTTGGACGGCATCGCAAGTTAGCGGCTCACTCGTTGGCATCGATCCAGCAGGCCAAAGCTCGGCAACGCTGCTCACGGAACTGACATCGACCAACGTCGAGCACTACATCATGACGCCGGCCTACTCGGTAGGCGCAACAGTCGCGGACTTCACTGGCTCTGCGATGCTGCACGCCGGAACGCAGTCATGGGCGGTGATTCGGCTCTACGACACGGGAGGCAGCAACGACCATGCCTACGCCTTCATTAATCTCGCGACCGGTGCGATTGGGAACGTGTCGGCGACAGGCACACGCTGGACCAATGTCCGCATCGCCTCGACGTTCATGGGCAATGGCTGGTATCGACTCGCCGTGACGGCAACGAAGGGCGCGGGCTCGTCCACGATTGCACTCATCATCGAATCGTCTAATGCCAACGGTGCATTCACCTACGCCGGCACGAGTGGCGCGGCCCTGTACGTCTATCACCCGACACTGACATCCAGTGGCGTTCCGACCCGCGACAGTCCGACATCGGGATCGGCGACCGGCGGCGTGCCGCCATCTGGCACGACGTGCTGGCTCAAGGGCCTGCCGTACTCACAGAACGGACTGCTGATCGCTGGCGACATGTTCGAAATCAACGGCGAGTTAAAGCGTGCGACGCAAGATCTGAATAGCGACGGCTGCGGCATCGGCTTTGCACAGTTCGAACCCGCTCTCAGATCGGCGTCCATCACCGATGGCGCGCCCGTCGTGTTCGGAGCACCGATGGGGCGATTCATGATGAGTTCAACACCGAGTGTCGAGACGCGCCCGGGGGGCTTCTCGGATTTCGACATTGAATTAGTGGAGGCGTAAGTGACCCGCATCGTCAACTCGGGCAACGACACACTCCTTCAGAGCGACGGGATCACCGCGTGCTTCATGGTCGATTTGGACTTCGCCAGTGGGCACGTCTACCTGAGTGACGGCATCAGCGAGATCGTCTATGCCGGGAACACCTACCTCCCGACAGGTCAGTTCGGCGGAATCGACGCGGTTGACGAAACGCTCGACGGCACGCCGCGCCCCGTCACACTCGTGCTGTCAGGACTAGACGCCAGTACCGTCGCGACAGCCCGTGACGAGGTCTACAAGAACCGCAGCGCCACCATCTATCTCGCCGGCATCAACGCGACCACAGGGCAACTCGTGGACGTGCCCGAGGTAGTGTGGGAGGGGCGCATGAACAAGATGACGCTCCGCACTGGCAAGGGCCTCGGGTCTATCGCGCTGTCCTGCGAGAACCGAATGCGCCGGGAGCCGCGAGTAGCGCGCTACACCGACGCCGACCAGCAATTCTGGCACGCGGGGGATAAGTTCTTTTCGTTCCAAAATCAAATGCTCGGCTTCGTAGCGCAGTGGGGCAACGATAAAGTCTCTTGGGCAGGCCCGACGCGGACGACGCCGACAGGCACGCCGGGATACCCGGGCTGGCCGGGATATGGACCGGGCCGGGGTCACGGCTGATGCGCGTCTGGAACTGGGTCGAACGGATGCACGACTGCATCGAGGATGCGAGGCGCGTGCCGTTCGACTATGGGACCGCGAACTGCGCGCTGTTCGTTGCCAAGCACATCGACGCCATCGTGGATGGCTCTCAGCGCGAGACTGAGATGCGCGCACTGTTCGGTGACGCCGCATCGGCGCACCGATACCTAGTCGACGTCGGTGGTCTCGATGCGGGCATGACGCAGCGATTTGGAGAGCCGGTATCGTGGCCGCTCATCCGGCGCGGAGACGTTGCTCTCGTGCCGACACAGGATGGCCCCGCGCTCGGCGTCTGCATGGGGGCGGTGATCTATGTGCGCGGCCCCGAGGCGCTGGCGACGGTGCCGCTGGACGCGGCACTGATGGGATGGAGGATCGACTGATGGCGGTCCTCATCCCGTTGCTGTGGAAGGCCACCGAGATCTTCATGAAATGGGCCGACCGCCAATGGTCGCTAGGTGCAAAGCTCGACCTCTGGAACTATATCGAGGACCGCAACCCGAAGCCGGCGAAGCTCGACAGTAGTGGGACCGCAGAGTATGGGGGCACCGTCGAGCCTCGCCGCATCCTCTACGGAACCCTTCTCGTCGGTGGCGCGAACGTGATCCCTCCGTGGTGCGGAGGTGCCGGCAATGCGTACATGGATCAGGTTCTGGTCGTGGCCGGCCACACCATCAGCGCGATCCGCGATGTCTACCTCGGGCAAGAGTTGGTCGCGAGTGCAAACATCGGTGCGGTGTCCGGCAGTGCGAACGATGGACTCGTAACCACCGGCAACTTCGCCAATCGAATTTGGATTCGTCGCTACACCGGAACGCAAACATCGGTCGATTGGATCCTCAATCACAAGTGGCCGTCGTTCTGGGACACGAATTGCATCGGCTATGGGTTGCCCAACGTCGCGCTTCAATACCTGTGGGATCAGACCGTCTACAAGTCCGGCAAGCCCGAGGTGAAGGTGCTATGCGATGGCAAGGTCTGCTATGACCCGCGCCTCGATCCATCGCCGGGAACGAACATCACGAACCCGGCCTATATGGCCTTCACGAAGAACCCCGCACTGTGCGCTGTCGACTACCTGCTAGACAACGTGCTCGGCGTCGGGGAGACATCATCGCGCATCGACTGGACGATGGCCGTCGCCGCCGCGAATACCTGCGATGAGTTGGTCGCGATCCCCGGCAGCACGACACAGAAACGGTTTACCTGCTCTGTGCTTTTGGACGCGACGGCTGACTATGAGCAGAACCTGAAGATCATCGGCGAGGCGATGCGCGGCTCGGTGTTGTACTCGGGAGGGAAGTGGCGACTGCTGCCGGGCGTATGGCGCGCGCCGAGCTTTACGATCACCGACGACGACATCAAGGGGGAGATGAGCTTCGATACGGGCGTGGACTACAAGGACCGCTGGAACGCGGTGCGCGGGCAGTTCTTCGATCCGTCGTCGTTCTACCAGCCCGCCGACTACCCGCCAGCACGCGTGACGACCGACGAGACTACGGACAACGATCCGCCGGGGTCCGGCGGCCCTCTGTGGCGCGAACTCAACATGCAGTGCTGCACGAACACCTACGAGGCGCAGCGCAGCGCGATCATCGAGCAACGCTTGTCGCGCAGGGAAAAGTCGTGGGTGATCCCGTGCTCCTATGGGACCTACAAGGTTCGCCCGGGAGAATTCGGAACGCTGACGGTCACGGAACTCGGCATCAGCA